GCAATGGGGTGTAAATTATCTCTATGTTGTTTTAATTCTCGTTTAAAATACGGGATGCCTAAATCATAAGTTGGGTGGATATTTGTTTCATCTTCACCATCCACAGCAATGACCTTATTTTTTGGGTAGTATTCTAACACTCGTTTTATTTCAGCACTACTCCTCCAAATTGAACCATAGACTACTAGATCAAAATATTTATTCTTTATCTTGTTACTAATGTCCGTCCGATCGACATCTAAATCAGGTAACGATCTGGTAACTGTCATACCCATACCATATAATTTTTTTACAGCATCTTCGTTATATGATGTATATAAATGCTCACGCTTATTGATATCAACGACATCCGATCCAAACAACTCCTTTAACCCAATACAAAGACAGTCATCCTGGTAGTCTACATGATCACCTTTACTCACATACAAAATTTTCATATCTTATTATTTTATCCAAGACATCAATTTATCAACTCTTATGATTAACTGTCTTAATCTATCTTCACTTCACGCTCTTGGATTTAGCTGGGTGGTGCCGGGTATATAATCATATATTATTATAAATTCATACGTTCAACCTACGATCTTTAAAGCAGTAATAAAACGATATTTTGAATCATGTATCAATTTAAAAATATATGTTTAAATTTACTCATTACAGGTGTAGGTAAAAACTGTGTAACTAAATCGTTCACATTATCTTTAGGTGATGAAATATGCAAAAGAATATCTAATATGCTATTATAATCAGTATAATATATACCCCTATCTTGTAATACTGTAATGTGGTTCTGATCTAAACCACCTTTATATGTTACAACAGGCTTATTAAAAAATAAAAACTCACATATCGATAGACCGAAACTTTCACCATGATCTCTAGCGTGTATCATATAATCACACGTATTAATAAAGTTAGATTTGTTTTGCAGATCGTAAGTTCCACCAACATAAACTAATCGTTCATGAATATAAAACGGAGATGTATTCATCATTAAAAAATAAACATCTTTTCTACTATCTAACACACGTTTAATAGCTTGGATCACAAATGGTATGTTAAACTCATTATAACCACCGTATCGACCAATAACAATAGCATCTTGTGGTATGTTAAGCTTTTCTCTAAACGTCTTTGTAGGTTGCGGCAACATCACAATATGAGGCACATATTGGTCTGGCATACCCATTTTACTAGCTAACCACTCCGATACATATGCATAGTTATCGCCGTGGATATCTTTTTCTTGAAAAACCGCATGTATGTTGTTTTTTGTATTCGTAAATAGTTTACCATCATTAGCTCCACTCTTTATAAAATAAGCAGCATCTATACTACGCTTATCTATTAACTTTTGAGCTTCGTTGAAACTATTATAGAACATCACTTCAAATCTAGCTTTAAACTTATCTAAAGTAGATTTTTCATTTTTATTATCTGATATAATATATGAAGTATTACCTAATATCTCTTCATTATACAGTGCATAATCATACATTGCAACTTCGGTACCTCTCATACCGAGCTGGTTAGAGTGAAATAATATGTTCATCAGATATATTCCTTAAACTTGACGTAACCACCAGACTTAAACGGTTCGGAATTCCACTTTGCAGCTAATATATCTCCCTGTGAATTCATATTATACGGAGTGTAGCTACACTTACCAGAAGCTACATCGTTCGTCTTACCTGACTCGTGACTTATTCTAGCGCCGGTATATACACCATGTAGTATACCTAATCTCTGCAAACTCATTATATAATCGTTATCTTGGTAGAAGAAAAAGAATCGTTCATCTAGATAGCCTATCTGCTGAAATAAGCTTCGTCGGCACATAAACAAACAACCGAACATATGTAAAGATGTATCGTAACCTAGATAAACTTTATCATCATTTGGTAAATACATCTTAGTGTGTCTATGCCAATTACGATCAATAGGGCATAACGAGTGTATGGTAGGGTTTAAATCAAACTGTGCGACTAAAGACTCTATACAACCATCGTGCACAATTAGATCATTATTTGGACCCATTACGAATTCACTATTACATCTTTTTAGTGCAATATTGTAAAACTTGTTATAATTAAACTCTTCATTTGGTTTAATGATTTCAACTCGCGTGTTGTTATAACTTTTATTAAAGTCAGCATTCGACTCAACAACAAATATCTTATTAACTAACGGAGACTTGAGATATGACTCAACACAATTCTTAGTTGTCTGAAATAGTTGGTCATTCTTAGCCAAAGATAATATTATTACATCAACTTTACCCATATAGTTTTTTAATAAAAGATTTTATATAAATCACTTTCTAACGATTTTATAACATCATATTGGTGGATGACGTACGGCTCATATCCACCAATATTGTAATTAATACCTGGCGTCACAGGTAGATTACCTTGATGCGCACAATTTAATATCTCGTTGTTTTTAAGTATATTAAACCTGGGTAAATCAAAATACACACACTTGTTGAGTGAAGCTTGGTCTATATTCTGATAATTGCCAATCCTACCGATAATAACTGACATATCTTTACACATCTCATCAAGTAATTCTAAGCAAGGTGTCTTATACCCTAGTATAGTACCGCCATTTAAAATTTCACGGCTTTCAAGCAACCTAGTTATATCAGAATTATAACATACATTTAACCATGTTGTATTAGTCTGGCAGTTTTTTATAAGCTGCTTTTCACTCGACACATACACCACTTTATCATCAGATACGATATCAAATAGATCTTTACGTTGAAAATATATATCTGTAAAATCACATAGATATAATTTTTCCGCTTCAGTATAATGTTTACAATATAATCTGAAAAATATCACCTTAAGCGTGTATGGTGAAATGTTGAGATTAACATTATGTTTGGTAGCAAGCTCCTTACCATCTACAACATTAACACCTTGGCTCTTTAGATAAAAAACAAGGTCATCAGCTAAATCAATGCTAATAATAGTCACTTGTGTATTAGGTACATGCTTTGCACTCTGCACAAACACCTTAATACCTGGATTAAGTGTATACCCTTTGCCGAATGTAATTATTTCATGCATAGGCATGGTTATTTTTGATTTGTTTTAAACTATCAATCACCTGCAATTTTGTCGTAACTGGTGTCTGAGCTGGATACCATCCGTGCTTTTTTTTATAAATTTCAGCTCCAGATACTACCTTTTTTAACCACTCATTGCGGTCTTTTGCAATAGCTGAATTTTCAATTGCACCTGGTGCTTCAGTCAAATACTGATCACTATCTGCAATATCAGCAAACCACCAAAACGGTGGGTGGAATCCTTTATCTATTATAGATTGCGTATGAGATACATGTTCCCAACACTGATAAAACTCCTCATCAATATAACCAACACTATCTAATACTTCTCTGGTAAAAAAAGAAAACATTGCAACAGTATGCTCATATAATGCAACTTTAGTATCTTTATACTCAACAATCATTTTAGGATTAGGAGTAGAATGCTGGTTTAACAGGTGCCGATTATGTAAATCGAAATCTTGTATTGTTTGTTTACGATTGAATGGTGAACCTGGCCCGTAATTAAAATGATGTATGCCGGATCGTTTTGATGCATTAATATATGCATCAAACACATCATTACGCTTGATAATCATATCATCTTCTATTAAGAATAGAAAATCGCACCTACTATTATATAGGTGTTTTAGAGCTCTGTTTTTAGACTTACCAACACCGAGATTAACATTATTATTTAAAACAGTACCACCATGTACATCAAACGGTAGCTGTTCACCGTCATTTACAATAACAATTTCATCTACCCTGTCTTTAGGTAGCGAATCAAAGCAATTCCTAAAGAAATCAGGTCTATTGCAAGTGATTATACCAACGCCGATTTTCATTAATGAAATTTAAGCTATGAATCTTTATTTTCAACAGGTGATATATGTGTGGAAAAGGTAGTTGACCTTCTTAGCTGGTTTACAATAAATATATGCGTATGGAAACAATCGGTGATAATATTTACGTTAATATAAAGGAATTACCCTCAATTGATGAGGTGCAGCCAGGTGATTACCTTATCGTGGAAACAGATACTGGTACAAATATTATTGACTTTACAAATGTTGTATTACCCCCTGAAAATGTCACATTCTACGGTGATATTGAAGATTTACAATCTGATGTATTTGCACTATCATCAGCTATTGATGATAATACCACAACTATCAATACTATCTCGGCTGTACTAGGAACATCTGTTACATCTGCAGTTACGTCTGTTACAACACAAATCACCACACTATCAAACACGTATACCGACTGGTTCATAAAGGGTTCGATTACGTTTAATGGTACAGTACCGGATGTATCAGCTGGGGTACGTTGCAACGCAAATAGAATTAGTACTGGTGTATATCAAATTGCATTCCCAAATGTTAATATTAATGCATGTTTTGTTTCATCAAATGCAGACAAAGCAATTGTAGCTGCTGTGACAAATAGTAGTGGGGGTGGCATTGCAATTATTAATACATACATTGTAGTCCCAAATGCTCCTTACCAACCAGTATTATCAGATGTATCTTTAATTAGCGTTGTTGGTGTGTAACAGTCTTGATTTCTTTTTCAAGATCAAGTTGACTTTGCTGCTCTTTTAGCATTGTTTCCATCAGATTCAACTGTTCTGAATTTAAAATACTATGTTCTTCACCATATAAAGTACCATCTGGTTGAATATAGTCACCAATTTGCACTAAACGTTGTTCACGTGTACCAGATATTTCAATAACACCTGGTGAATCATTTTTTGGCCAAAAAACATCGGAATCATAATTATCAGTATATTCATGTACGATACCTTTAAAAAGTTTATCAATTTGATTGCGATGTTGCGGATTTGTATCTCTAAATGAGTCACTAACAATATTAAACTTACATTTATCTGCAGGTATATAAAAAATAATATCGAGTTTTCGCATTGACTCTTTGGTCATTTCAATCGATTCATCTACAAACTTACTATCGATAGAGCCAGGTTTATATTTGTAAGACCATAGAGTGTAAATTAAATTATCTAGCAAACAACGGTCATATACAATATTATCATCCTTGGTGTTTGATTTCAAATTATCAAACATCCAATCACGAATAATTTGTTGTGTTTCTTGTGTGGTATTAGAAGAATGGGTAAGTCCTTTTTCTAAAATTATATCTCTATAATTTTTATTAAGAGTTTTATATTGAGGCCAACATACTAAAAAATCATTAAGTAGTGTTGTTTTACCGGTGTTTTGTGCACCACAAAATGCTATTCTCATAATTGTTATTTATATAACTATTATATTAATTCAATGTAAGCAAATATACTAGTTTATTAATTTCAGCTTCAATCTCATCTTTAATATTTAACAAATCATTATTTGAATCAGAAGATAAATCTACCACAAGACTTGCCATTATAACATCTTTATATTCTTGAATAATATTTATAACATTATCTGACTTGTATGAAAATGCTTTACATCCATATTCTATTTCTTTTTCAGGTCTACCGTATTTACCATAATATGTTTCAACAAACTTATCAAACAATTCATCTAAAGTTTCATATGCCTCACCAAGTGCAATATGTTGTGCATATGATTTAGTTTGCCAGTGAAATACTTTAAGTTGGTTTAAAAATGATAAAAATTGCGTAATTTTCATATGATTACTTAAACCTTTAAAGCTTTGTCCCACAGAAGTAAATGAAGTCGGGGACTAAAATTAACGTTCATAGCTTTTGCATATTCCACAACTGCAGGAGCTTTTTCAATGTGTTCTTGACGTGAACCACAACATGGCATAAACCAAATATGACTCAACGGTATATTAATACCTTTACCATCATTTACATATTTTTTCCAAATCTCTTCAATATCTTTATCAGTATTAATGACAAATTTAAACCCAGAACCATATTCAGCATGCCATTTAAGTGCTTCTGGTTTGTATGTTTTTTCTTCTGGATCACCATTATGTGTAAGTTTTGGTGATGTTGTAAAGGTAGCTCCATATCTATCAACCCATGTTTGATCTGGAATCAATGTAGCATTCGTTTCAAAATCAATGCGTGGGATCATTCCGAGCTTTTGACATAAAAACTCCACAAATTTAAGTAATTGTTTTTCCTGAATTAAAGGTTCACCACCAGTTAGCTTCAATATTGCGCCATATTTAAGTTTTTCTGCATAACCATGATCTAGAAAGAATTGTTCCCAAATATCTTTAAACGTCATTTTATTTTTAAATGACCATGAAATGTAAGAATCACACCCATAGGGTGAATCTGCAGATGCAAATCCTTTACAAGACAAATTACAAAGTGATAGGCGCATGAAAACAGATGGCTGACCAATATATTCACCTTCACCTTCGAGAGTGTAAAATAATTTATCGTCACTCAAATAAATCGTTTCGTCTTGTAGATCCATATTTAATCATAATATCTGATCTCTGTAGTTCAACTTACTCTTTTGTTATTTAACTAAATATATTATATGGCAAAAAAATCTCGCAAACGTGATGAAAATCACGAGTTGGTATCGGAAATTTATGACAATTTTAACAAAAATGTAATTTTAAATTATGAGATAAAAACACCGTTTGAGTTTAATGAACATCATTCACGGTTTTTACAATTACTACAAACAAATAAAACAAAAATAGTGTTCGTTGATGGCCCAGCTGGTACAGCTAAAACATACATCGCAGTGTTAGCAGGTCTTTATCTTTTAAAAGAACATTATATTGATCAAATATATTATATTAGATCGATTGTTGAATCAGCATCTAGACAAATAGGAGCACTACCTGGGGAAATTGATGACAAATTCTTACCCTGGTCAATGCCTCTTATTGATAAAATTACAGAGATCACTGGTAAAGTAACTGCAGATAATCTTTATAAAAGTGAAATGATTAAAGGAATACCTGTTAACTTTTGCAGAGGATTGACGTTTAACAAATCATTAGTAATTGTCGATGAACTACAAAATTTAGATTTGAGTGAAGCTACAACAATTCTTACAAGATTTGGCCACAAATCCAAATATGTTTTAATAGGTGATTCAAAACAATCTGATATTGGTAGTAAATCTTGCATTAGACCACTGTTTGACTGTTTTAATAACGAAGAATCAAAAAATAATAACATACATTGTCTTAAATTTACCACTCAAGATATTGTACGAAGTGAAGTACTAAAGTTCATTGTTAACCAGCTTGATACCATCAAGAGATAAATCAAATCTTTTACCTAAAATTTGGTAATGATGAAATTGTAAGATCTAAAATACATTCAAGCATATCATTAGAGTGCTTGAATGTATTCCAAAAAATCAACCCCATCTAGTACCTGCAAACAAATCTGAATAGCTATTTGTATTCTGTCGAGGTCCGACTGGAGCTGCATTACTTACCGGAGCTGGAGCTGGTGTTGTTGAGTCTATTACCGGGGCATCAACTGGTGTAATTTGTTGTGTAGTTTGAGCTATATGTTGTGCTGCTTCACTTTGTGTTGTTGAAGGTTGATAAACAACAGAATTATCTTCATGCTCGAAGACTTCTACTTTTTCAACCCAACAACGATCATTATATTTTTCTTTAATAACACCTGATGCAATATTGTAGCATAATTCAGCAGCTCGTTCAATACCAACACCTTTTTCAAAAACTCTCAACTGAACTGCATCTCTATTTTCAAGTTCACGAAAGATATCCAAACAAGGATCATCAGCAGCAATACAAAGAGTATGATCAAATACATGGTGTAGTTTAGCTTTAAGATCTTTTAGACCTCCAAAATCAACTGCCCAATTTTTATTATCTAATTGATTACAACCAAACCAAAACTTAGCTTTAAGTTGGTACCCATGGATGTAATGGCAATGCGAATGGTCTGCTCTCCACTGACGAAATGCGCAAGATCCTAATTCAATAATTTTTGTCGAAACGTGGTTACCCATAATATTTAATTTATCACATGTTCTATATTTTACAACTATTTTTTTTACGCTAAGCGTAAACGGTGACGTTTCTGTTTTGTAATCGATATTATTTGATATATGTTCTATATTTTAGAATCATTTTTTACTATGTTTGGGATGAGAAAGCCGATGGATCTTTAGTCCATCGGTAGTTCACTGAATTACATAATATTTCCTTAAACTAAAGATCTACTACCTTGAGCAAATTCTACGAATTTATAAAATTCGTTTCTGCTATTATCCCCAATTTCATGAAATGCACCAGACATACGAGCGGTACGCATTGTACTTGACTGCTTAATACCACGTAATGAACAGCATGTATGATTTGCTTCAACCATAACAGCAACACCATTATTACCTGTACAAACTTTGTCAATAAACTTATGGATGTCCATGTTTAATGTTTCTTGCACAGAAGGTCTACGTGAAATATAATCCACAATACGATTTAGTTTTGAAAGACCAATTACCTTACCGTCTGGTGCTGGAATGTATGCTACATGTGCATATCCCATAAATGGTAGGTTATGATGTGCACACATGCTAATGACTGGAATATTAGTCTGACAAACCATACCATCATATTGACCATTGTTTTCGAAAGCAGTAATTTTAGGTTCATTTTCAAAACAACCTCTTGCAAGATCACACACCCATGCTTTTGCAACACGTCTAGGTGTATCTTCCATATGTGGATTTTCTTTCCAATTAAATCCCAATGCTTCTAAAAATTTACCATATGCTTCTTCTGCAGCTATTAAATCGTATTTTTGATTCATATAGTTACTATAGACCATAAAATTTAACAATCAACATTTTTTTTGAAAAAAAGATGGTTGATTTTATTTAACACCACCAATTAAATAAAAAGAATATAAAAAGTTGAAAATAAAACAGAAGATATTATAATAATGTTATGACAACATACGAATTAATAAAAGAACAGTTAGATGCATTCGCCGTTGAAGATGAAAAGTTCAATAACGGTAAGTCATCTGCAAGTACAAATGCACGTAAGCGTTTACAGGATATTATTATGCTTGCAAAAGCTCGTCGCAACGAAATTACAGCAGAAAAGAATGCACGCAAGCTTGCGAAAGCTTAGTTATATTAAGGTTAGTGAATATGCATTTCATCTGCTAAAAGTCTTAGTTTAAGAATGACAATTAGGACAAAGCAGTTATAAAAGTTATTCAAAAAAGCCCTAGTAGCTTAGCGACTAAAGCACTTCCTTTACATGGAAGCTATCACAGGTTTGAGTCCTGTCTGGGGCACCACTTTGTGAGATATAGCTCAGTGGATAGAGCGTGTGTTTTGCATTCTGAAGGTTTCGTGAGTGAAGTTACCGAGCCGCTATTTTTTCCAGTTGATTATAAACGCAACCTCAGTTATATTATTTAGTAATAATAAAAGCCCCGATAGTCTAATGGATGAGGCATCCGATTTCTACTCGGATATATGCAGGTTCGACTCCTGCTCGGGGTACCATTTTCAAATGCAGATACCTCAAGAATACAACGATTAGTACATGCAACGATTTTCAATGAAGATTATGCAATGGAGCTTACGATGTTACAATAAGGTAAATGCCGAATGCAACACCAAACAATCCAAGTAATAAAAATAAAATGGTCATAGGAACTGTTATTTATTCTACAGAAAGATCCTTTCAACAGCAATGAGTAGAACGGCAATACAAAAAAGTCATAGAAACAGGTGGATTTGTCCTAGGAAGTTCATATATTATATTTAGTCAAAATGCTGGCGTGGCTGAGCGGTCTAAAGCACTAGTTTTGTAAACTAGCGGGGGTGATCCTATCGTCAGTTCGAATCTGACCACCAGCTCCATTTTCCTATGAATGATTTACGATCATTCTTCAAAAGCCTCATTAGCTTAATATTAGTATTCCATATAAAATACATTAATGACTAAACGGGGTATTAGTATAAGCAATACATTGGCTCGACAAGCCAAAGAAGAAGGAGCGTTACCTTCATCCCCCACCATAAATATATTCATGAAGTTTGATGATGTTGTAAACGAAGCACTTTCACGTCTTTCACCTATAAAACTATATAGAGGAGCTGAAGCAGATGAGGATCCTTCGAGTGAAGTAGAAAGACCTTGGGTACAGGGTCGTGAATTAGATTTTCGCGCTGCGTTTATGAAAGGAGATGTTGATGAAGTTATCAGCATATGCTGGTGATTCATGTGTAAGAGTAAAAGGTATAAAGTCATATTCTTTGAATAGAGATGTAGCAAAAGAGTTTATTTTTGACAAAGGTATAATTAAAGAATTAGATATACCTGCTAAAAACATAATTTCATCAAGACAAAGACTTCAAACAATTTTATCTTTACCTGATCAACAAAAACAGCAACTGCTCGATCAGGGTATAGGATTCAACGTTAATAGATTGCTTTTCAAATATAAATTTGCTGCATCTGATCCAGATACAGAGCAAGAAATAATGATTTACAAAAAGTAAACCAATTATCGCTCCGGCTGACAGATAGCTTTGCACGACGGTGCAAATGACCCTGAAAATCGAAAGGAGTAAAATCATAGTCCCTAAGCATAGAGGAATGCAAGTTTACTAGGAGCTCCCATTCAAAGTTGATCTGTAAAGGTAAATATGTTATAATGTATAATAACAAAAAAAAAGTTGATCTGTAAAGGTAAATATGTTATAATGTATAATAACAAAAAAATTAAATATATGATTAGTGAACAAATTAAGAATATCGTTAAAACACATACAATCATTCCATTTTCAACTCGTGAAATTTCTGCAACGCAGAATGAATTGATTATTGGTGATCGATACAAAACCAAGCATCCACGTGAGATAATGGATGCACTTGGTATTAAAACCAATCTTTCGAAAGATATTTTCAATAAACCTGCTGAAAATTGGACAATTATTAAGACTGCTTTACAAACTATTAACCCCAATAATAAGTTCGGTTGTATTGTAGACTCAAATAATAATGTTTGCACACTAGTCAATACCAATTTAAAAGAACCTAGTCAGTTAAATTTTGATAGCAGACTAGATCAGTTGTTTGACACCATTGGTAATAGTAATAACCATTCTATTAAAGATATCTTTTGGGACGCTGATAATTGCAATGTTAATATTAGTACCACTAATAAAGGTGAAATTGATTGTGGTTTAAATGATATTTGGAATTTCGGCACAACCACGACTATTGGTCATACAACCCAAACATTTGCAAATTATTTCTTGCGACTTATTTGTACAAATGGTATGACTACGCGAGATAACCTTGCATATCGTAGTGCTGAAATTAGTAAAAATATTGGTAAGCAGTTCTTAAAATTTGCAAATAATGATACGTTTAGTAAGTTTATTACAACTCGTGTCAACGCTCTTCGTAATGCTCGTGCTTCGTTGTATGAAGTAAACAGTATTGCTACTCAGCTTAGTGCAGATGAACGCGAACAGTTTATGCCATTTTATAGTGATATTGTAACTGATTTTGCAAATGCTGGTCACCCAATTGACCGGATTAATACTATGCGTCAACGTTTTACTTTTACAAACGAAAACCTTTATGACATCTTTAACATTGGTACAAATCTTGCATCTCATCAACGTAAAACAATTGGTCTTGATACTGCTTTAAGCTTGAATAAAGCTGCAGGTGAGATGTTTAGTAAAGGTCCAAATCTTCAATTTGATACGTTGGATATTTACAAAAATTAGGTTGAACATATACACTTGTGAGTAGTAATCTCATCCACATTAATTTCGGCTAACGAATTCTGTATGCCGCTGCTGAATAAGCAATCTCGAAAAATTACAGAATGCGGTTGTGGGGGTCGCAGAAACCTTCAGTCATTTTTAACAAAATCTCGTGAGAGGGTAGAAAGGAAATACACACACATGAATAAAAACGCATATGAAATTCGCTTAGAAGTTCTTCAAATGGCTCATAGTACTGTCTGGAACCAGTACCTTGAAAAGCTCAATATAATGAAGAACAATACTGATAAAGCAAATCAGTTCTTTGATGAGACATTGGTTGACGGGCTTGCACCTAAGACAACGGCCGTTTTGTCTTATGCTGCTGAACTCTATGAGTTCGTAGAAGGTAAATAACCCCACAGTGGTGCTGGATAACCACATTAAACACCAGTTATTTTTTTAATGGCAAGGTAAAGATCTTATATGCCATCTAGATCATATAAACGGAATTAATAATGATCATCGTTTGGAAAACCTTAGAATGCTTTGCCCTAACTGTCATTCACAGACAAATACATACGCTGGTAAAAATTCTAAAAAAGTGGTGCTCTAGGCCGGATTCGAACCGGCACACTTCAAATTTTAAGTTTGACGGCGTTGCCGAGCCGCCTTCAATCGGTCTGCGAATCACGCTATCAAGCCAATGATCCGCGCCGATTTTCATTCAATCAGCCCCTCCGCAGCAAGCTCTTCTTCGCTCTTGCTCATATCCTTGAAGATTTGCGGAAAGGCGGAATAGACGACTAGCGGCTTGCCCGCCGAGCTTGCCACCAGCGCCGCCAGATTCGGAATCGTGTCAGCAGGCAGATGGCCAGAATCAACCCACGGCTGCAAGATGTCGGCGATACGACCCAGCTTCGCGTCAGGATGCACAATGATTTGAAACTCGTCATTCACAACCAGCCAAACGCTTCCATTTTTATCATTGAAAACTGGAAACATTTCTACTGTTTCGCCATCAGTTTGCGGATTAGCCAGCGCCCAAAGAGCTTTACTAAGCTCTTTCGCCGCTGTTGCTGGAATATAATGAATCATAAGAAGGCGTTTCGCTCCGTTGTTACAAAATCCGACCATCCAGCCAAACCAGTAGGATTTCCTTGGAAAATTACGCATTCGTAAATCCGATTATTTGAAGTCTGGAACCAAGAATTATTACTCCCCGAACTATCAGAAGCGCGTCCGAATCTCGCATTAGAATAATCCAGCGTTCCGCCTCCTGCATTACCAGTAACATCTAACGTTTCATTAACGTAGATTTTTGAATTTGCCCCATGAGACAAAACTCCTATTCTACTTGTTGACGTAAGAGGAATTGTGCCGTCTATCGTGCTTCCGAAGCAAGCCCTCGCTCTATTCATTAAAACTCGAATAGTAGGTGTTGTTGTTGCGGAGGTTGTTGCAAATAGATGTTTTGAAACCGTGCCAAACCTAGCAATGACTATTTGAAAAAACAAAGGATCGCTAAGAGTGCCCAAATTCATAGCAAGGATAGCGTTCGTAACCGCAGTTCCGCCAATCGAAGGATTCAAAAAAGGATCAAAAGAATACCTAGGCTGCGTTGATGCCGTTGCATTTGAAGCATGGAAAGAACCTGCTTGATCTTTCCAATTCACCCAAAAGCCCGCCGTGCCACCACCGGACGCGATGAGTGCCTCCGCCGCCATCATGTCCATCCAACCCTCTACCGTAAAAGGAATGTCCGCTTCTGGCGATCCGCTTCCGTTGCCGCGTAAGCGCCCACAAACACCCGTATAAGAAGTTAGCAGCCGACGAACAGAATAGGCCGCGATGATCGAAGCGCCTTGGCTAACGAGTGTATCCAAAGGAAAAACCACGCCACCACCGGCAGCAGCCCTATTTTTGTGAAGCGCCAAAGATAGCCCGTTTGCTGGCATGGCTTTTACTCCTTCCAGAGAATGACCTTGCCGCTTGTGAGCGTGATCGAGCTACCACGAACAGGATAGTAGCCGACTGGCAGCGTTTGAGCAATGCCCTCCTCATCGCCATCGTAAGCAAGTCCCTCCAAGCCGGAGACAGTAGGAGCGACTACGGTAGCAATCACCGCTTCATCAATAACCGTGAAACCGTAAAACGAAAACTCGTTTGCGGATGTATCCGTTACGACCTTGTAGCCTTTAGCAGCGTGATCCCTCATGGCAGTATGTTTGTTGGTTGTTTCGCAGAAAACTTGGCCCGCTCGCTCAACGCCACAGGAGCCGCAGCAATCGCCGCCTCTTTTCCGACGTTAAGCCAGCCAGCCGAGGTAATCCCCAGGAAAGTTTTCTCGCCACTTGGCAGCGTGCCGCAGGATGGCAGGAGCAGGACAGCAAGCAGGAGGGGAATCAGCTTTGCAGCGTCCCGCTTGAACACATTGATGGCACCGATCAGCGCCAAGCCGACGCTAGTAATCGCCGCCGCTTGTTCAGGCTTCATAGCGATGCCGAATGCCGTGAGCAAGGCGAAAATCCCGCGATAGGTCGAGGCTTCGCCCAAACGGGCAAGAAGGTAGGATGCGAGTTTATTCATGTTGTTTTTGAAGTGAAAGAGTTTCCTGAGAAGCGCCCAAGTGACGAAGAAGCATGTTGCGAAGGTCTTTTCTGTCCGCATCGCAGTCCTTAATGTGCGACTCCATTTGATCCAACCTTTCCGAACGTTCAGCGTTCAGAGCCTCGACAAGCGATTGATTGCCCTTTGACAGCCACCACACGGCTACCGCCATGAGCAGAGACGGAAGGCCAGCGCTTGCTATCGAAGTCCAAATTTCAGGCATGGCGAAGGTGGGCGAACCTCGCGGAGGATTGTCAATTAGATTCTACCACCGGATTTCGATATTAGTCTTTCTCTCAAGAATCGTTCTCGGCGTTCTCCGCCAGGCCCATAATCTGCTTGAGGATGTTACGGAGAGAACCGAGCGCGCCAAACCTGCCCCCAAGCCAGTTGCCTATTTCGGTCATCGCCCGATTCACATCCTGAACATTGATGTCATCGTCCGCAATACCCTCGACGGCACTAACAAGCAAGGAGGCCGGACTCGCTGCAACACGCCTCTCGACGCCAAAAATGCGAGAAAAGCCTTCCTCCAATAACGGCCCGAACTGCAAAGCGCCACTCCACGGGCCGAGCAGCATGGCGTACATGTAGCCTTCGACCGTCCAAATTTCATCATCATCATCATCGGTGAACGCATCGCGCATCATGTTCCCGATGGTTTGAGTGATGAGCGGGATGAGCAAATGACCGAGCACGAAGCGGGAAGCCAGCTTGTCCCCCGTCTTGTAGGAAAGAAGGGAAAGCCCGAACAATTGACGATTAGCCGACTGGAAGGCAAAGAAAACACGAAGAAACGGATTCCCCATGCGATTCTCAAATTGAGATTTAGTCGCCGCGCTGTCCGGTTGCGCCGTCTCTTTGACAACGTGGCTCATCTCCTC